TCACCACTGAGAAAACTGCGCCTGATCCAATTAACCAACCATATAAACCGTTGTCCAAACAACCATTTGGAATCGGTTAAAAATTAATCACGCTTATCCGAGCGCGACTCAGCGCGATCCCGTAGGATAAGGAACTAAGGTTTGATCAGCCTTTCTGAGACTAGGAGCCTCCCGAATGCCCGAAGGCGAAGTGCAACAGCCGCCCAAAGAGGATGAGCAGCAAAATGATCAAGAAAACAGCCAGCAACAGCAAAATCCTCCTGCAACTTCTGGCACCACCCCTCCAAAACCTGATGATAAAGGTGGCGATGGTGACGGCACTCCTACTCTTGAAGATCAACTCGACGCTGAAAAGCAGAAGAACCTCCAGCTAAGCAAGGATTTGCAGAAGGCGAATCAAGCTGCAGCCAAAGCTGAAGGTGAGAAGGATGTTGCTAAAGAGCGTGATGAGTTCAAAGCCGAGAATATTCGGTTGCGAGGCATGCTTGAAAGTCGATTCTTAATCTGGTGCATAGGCACAGACAAGAAGTTCAATTGGCAGAACCCAGAAGATGTTGTGAAGTTCCTTACTGCGGATGAGTTGAACATCGACATCGACAAAGAGAAGATTGACGGACTTGATCTTGCTCTGAAGCGGCTGGCAAAAGAGAAGCCATACTTGCTTGTACCGGAAGATGGCCAGCAACAACAGCCTGGCGGTTTGCCTCTGCGTCCCACGGGTACTAGTCCTGGAGCCGGTAGAACAACTACTCGTGAACAGGAAACAAAGCGGCTTGGTGAGAAGTACAAAATCCCAGGCTTCGGTACTGCTGCAACGAAATTCATGTAGGAAAGGACGCCAAAATGGCTCGTGTTGACAAGTATGACCCGATCGACGGCGGGTTTCGTGCAGATGTGTCTGTGGATGTCCTCGACTCGGACATCGGCAAACTGTATGGTTACGGCCTAAACAGTGTGGGACAAGCAGTTAAAGGTGCTGGCCAAAGTGGTATTCTTGGCGTCTGGGTCTTTAACGACAAGCCAGGTCGAGTTGGCCCGTTGAGGGAAGTTTCCCGTCAGGATATCATGCGGACAGGCTGCATTACGGACTTCGGTCCAACTACTGGCGTACCAGGCACCGATTTTGGCGTAGCTGCAACACCGTATTACAGTGATGCTACTGGTGTCATCTCGTCCACCAAGGCTTCAGGTTCGTACTACGTGGGATCGACAGTTGAGCCCAACCGGCTTGAGGTCGATTTTGTTCCTGTTCCGCTTCCGTGACTTGAAGTCAATTTGAAAGGACTGAAATGACATCACCAGTGATTCCGCCTCCGGTCACGTATCGGTCTGGTACTCTTAGTTATGGTGATATTCTCACCCATACCCCAGATGGTGTAGACCTAAACCAACTCTGGGGTGAGTTCGTTGACGCGAACACCGTTTACAACGAGCACAAGCAGGGCTTCGTTGGGATTCTGACGTATCCGGTGCTGTCGGACATCGAACTGGTGCCTCAGATCGGTGACTTCAACTTCGAGGTTGCGACGGAATTCGGTATCCCACGTGGTCAGAACACTAACATCAGTTACTACCAGCTGGCATATGCCTATCAGGACTATGACCTGAAGTTGGGTTACACCTGGAAGTTCCTCCGTGATGCTCCGTCGCAGCAGATCGAAGCCATTCACACCAAGGCTATCCAGGCAGATCAGGCATTGGTGTTTCGAAAGACGATGGAAACGCTTTTCGACAACCGTTCTCGTGTCACCATCATTAACGCGATGGCCTTCAATGTCTACCCGCTAGCCAACGCCGATGGCTGGGTCCCACCGCCTTATCGTGGCAACCAGTTCGACGGTACGCACAACCACTATCTGGTGACCGGAAATGCGACCGTAGACTCGGCTGACTTTGAAGCCGCGGTTAATCACCTTACTGAACACGGTTATGGGTGGGATACTGGTACGCAGATCGTCTGCTTCGCAAACCGGAGTGAGATCAACTACATCAGGAAGTGGCGATTCGGCCAAACAAACAATAACTCGGCGGTTGCCAACTACGACTTTGTGCCGGCTCTCGGCCAGCCTGCGCTGCTTGTCCCGAACGCTGAAGGTTTGCTTGGTGGCCAGGCACCGGCTTCGTGGAATGGCCTGCGTGTGCAGGGCGCGTACATGGATGTCATGGTGATCGAAGAGCCATTGATGCCTGCTGGCTACATGATGTTCCTGTCCACAGGTGGGGTAAACACAGATGAGAACATTGTCGGTGTTCGCGAGCACGCTTCACCAGATTGGCGTGGGCTGAAACTTATGCCTGGTAACCAGCAACGGTATCCGCTCATCGATGGTTATTATGTCCACGGCTTCGGAACGGGTGTTCGGCGTCGGACTGGCGCGGTGATTGTTCAGGTTGGGACAACGCCGCCTTACGCGATTCCTCCGGCATACGCGCATTCAACGCAAACCTGGTGAGGCGCCATGAAGAACATCGATTTAACCAAGAAGCTGTCCGCTAAGGATCGAGCTTGGTTGAAAGAGTGGTCGATGTTTGACCTCATTCAAGCGAACGATCGTGAATTCGGTGTCGAGCAGCCTGTTGAGGCGCCAAATTTGAAGGCCCATCAGTGGTTTGATGATGAATCAAAAGAGGCGCACGAGCCTCGCTTTGCTCAGCATCCTCTTGATCCAGAGATAACAGGTCATTGGTCAGGGCAAGCTATCGTTCCTGATCCGCAAAAAGAAGAAGCTGAAGAACGGGAAATTGAGTATCTAACCACTGAAGAACTCAAAGAAGAACTACGTGCCCGCGATCTGTCTACTTCCGGTAACAAACAGGATCTAGTTGACCGGCTTGAGGAAGCAGTGAAGAAGGAAAAGTGACGATTACAACGCCACTAGTACCGGATGCGCCTGATGCGCCTCCGATGTTGACTGATCCTCTCACTCAGGTCAAAATGTTTCTCCCAACCTGGGCACCTGAACTAACGCAATGGGATGATGCATATATCACGAATATCTTGGCTATAAATGGCAATTTCGTTTATAGGACCGTTTGGTTATTTTGGCAACAGAGAGTCGCTGATCTTTCTGCATTAACAGACGTTGCGGATGCTGGTGCATCGAGGCCACTAAGTCAGACATACCAGCACGCCGTCGATATGCTTGGCTATTGGGAGAAAGTGGCTGGATTTACTCGCAGCCAGATTGTGAACATTCGTCGGCGTTACCCAAAGCGCCACGGTGTCTACCCTCCATATGGACTTATGCCTTACGGTGGTGTATATGTCCGCACCGACTAGCCCACCGCTTCTTGGCGGGATGCCTCAAGCCAATCCAATCTTTACCGGGATTGCGACTGGGCTATTGCGGTTCACGACTAATTTTTATATCGGCCAAGCGGCTACCATAGCTGGGAATATCAATATTCAACTTCAGCGTCGTGTTCCGGTGCCTAAACCTGGTGGGGGAAGTGATTTTACCATCGTTAGCGTACCTATGCAGACGTTCCGATTGACTAATCAGACCATTCAGAACGGGATCAACTATAGTCCCAATGATGATGGTATGGCTCGTAAGGATTTGTATATCCTGATTGGTCAATGGGATGCGGATATTCAAATCAATGATTGGTGGGATGATCCTTCCGGCCAGTGGAAAGTAGATGGACTGCTCCCGAACAATGGTTTTGAGACTAGAGCGGTTGTAACTGCCTTCACTACAGATCCGCAGTATGGGAGTTAGTGATGGCATACAACGAAGGATTTACATTTAATCAGGGTAATTTGGGCTTAAACCTAGATACTTTCGATGAGCGTGTTGATCGATGGATCAAAACAGATTTGAAAATGGCAGGCGAAAGAGCTGAAGACCAAATGAAAATGTACGCCCCTTGGCGGGACCGTACATGGCATGCTAGGACAACTCTTTGGGCTGGTGACACTAGTGAGTCAGATTTTTATCGTTTGACTTTAGGTCATGGTGCGGAATATGGTATCTTTTTGGAGAAATCTAATGAAGGTCGATTCCAAATCATTATGCCTACCTTAGTTGCTATTTCTCGGGCGTTTATGGAGTCGCTTGAAGGAATGCTTGAACAACTTGATGATCCTGCACCTATTCTTCCGCTTGTCGAACCTGGT